CTGATGCCGGATGCGGTCACCATGTCCTTAGACATGTAACCCAGACCTGAATCAACGATGCGGCTGAATGACTGTTCGTCATGCACGCCCCCCAGACGCCGGTAAAACGCCTCCCAGAATGGCACGCCTCGGGTCAAAGATAATCCACAGGAACCAATGGCGCCGCGCCACCTGTCAAACTCAACCTCAGTATTCCAAGACAACAACGACACCATGTCCTTAGAAGATGCGGAGTAAGGGTTTCGTACCATACGCCACCCCGTGTTGGTGAACACGGGCTGGGTCTGGCAGAACTCAATCTTTTCAAACTCATTGACACTAGGCTCACGAGTCAGGCTGAAGCCGAACTCGCGAAACCACGCGTCAATGCCATCGAACTTGGGGAGATCAGCGCGGCTGCAGAAAACCACGCAGTCATCACCATTGTTCGAAAGGCGCGCATTAACACCGGCATGCTCGAAGTAAGCAAGCACGATGCTAGACATGATGATGCAGTTGCCCATACTGGTATTGATATCTCCAGACATGCGGCACCCATCGATCTCGTATTTTAGCTTGTACCCATCGACATATCCAATTCCTTTGTTATGCACCTGCCACTCAAGAAGCTGCCGTAGTTCGGCTGACTGGAACAGAATATCATAAAACCCATGCTCATACTGCAACGCCTCAACGCTGACGTGCTGATCGAAGCGCGAGGCGTCCAGTCCTATTGCAATGGGGTCACTGATACTGTCCCAGTTTGCACGAAGTGCTGCAGCTGTAGTGGTGGCATTCAAACCCTTGCATATGACTTGGTAGCCAAATGCATCTTCGAATCCGCGATAAAGGTTCTTCTCCAGAGGCTTGAGGTAACGACCGACACATACATTGTACCTAGGGTCACGAGGTTGGATCACTCGCGGTGCGGGATCAGGCTTGGCAGAGAAGTTAACCTTCTCAGCCTTAACGAAGGTGCTAACGATTGCGTCACGCACAGTAACAGCCCGTGTCGAAAGGCTCGTGACGGCCCGCTCGTACAACGCACGTTTGCGAGCGCAGTGATACAGGGAGGGGTAATCCTCCACTGGCACCACGCTGGTCGAACGCGTGCATCGCAGAACAGCAGATCTTATAGACCTTAATCGTTTAAACACCTCCGCTATTGGCTTGACCGGGGAGGTGAGCACCCCCCCCTTGCGCGTGTATAAAACACGTTCAACCACGCCGCGGCTTAGATTTGCTATTGAAGAGTTGTGGACTCCATAACGGGCAGATCCAACAAAGCCCGACAAGACACG